TACAGGAGCTAAAGGTGACTTAGGTGCAACAGGAGCTCAAGGAGCAAAAGGTGACTTAGGTGCAACAGGTGCTCAAGGAGCAAAAGGTGACTTAGGTGCTCAAGGAGCAAAAGGTGACTTAGGTGCAACAGGTGCTCAAGGAGCTAAAGGTGACTTAGGTGCTCAAGGAGCAAAAGGTGATTTAGGACCTCAAGGTAATATTGGAAATACAGGTGCTCAAGGAGCTAAAGGTGATTTAGGACCTCAAGGTAATATTGGAAATACAGGTGCTCAAGGAGCAAAAGGTGATTTAGGACCTCAAGGCAATATTGGAAATACAGGAGCTCAAGGAGCCAAAGGTGACTTAGGTGCAACAGGAGCTCAAGGAGCAAAAGGTGACTTAGGTGCAACAGGAGCTCAAGGAGCAAAAGGTGACTTAGGTGCTCAAGGAGCAAAAGGTGACTTAGGTGCAATAGGAGCTCAAGGAGCTAAAGGTGACTTAGGTGCAACAGGTGCTCAAGGTGCAAAAGGTGACTTAGGTGCTCAAGGTAGTTTAGGACCTCAAGGTAATATTGGAAATACAGGTGCTCAAGGAGCAAAAGGTGATTTAGGACCTCAAGGCAATATTGGAAATACAGGAGCTAAAGGTGACTTAGGTGCAACAGGAGCTCAAGGAGCAAAAGGTGACTTAGGTGCAACAGGTGCTCAAGGAGCAAAAGGTGACTTAGGTGCTCAAGGAGCAAAAGGTGACTTAGGTGCTCAAGGAGCAAAAGGTGACTTAGGTGCAACAGGTGCTCAAGGAGCCAAAGGTGACTTAGGTGCAACAGGTGCTCAAGGAGCTAAAGGTGATTTAGGTGCAAAAGGTGATTTAGGTGCAACAGGTGCTCAAGGAGCTAAAGGTGACTTAGGTGCTCAAGGAGCAAAAGGTGATTTAGGACCTCAAGGTAATATTGGAAATACAGGTGCTCAAGGAGCAAAAGGTGATCTAGGACCTCAAGGTAATATTGGAAATACAGGTGCTCAAGGAGCAAAAGGTGATCTAGGACCTCAAGGTAATATTGGAAATACAGGTGCTCAAGGAGCTAAAGGTGATCAAGGAGCAACTGGGATTGGAATAGATGGTGCTCAAGGAGCTAAAGGTGATTTAGGTGCAACAGGAGCTCAAGGAGCAAAAGGTGATGCTGGAATTGGAACTACTGGTGCTCAAGGAGCAAAAGGTGACTTAGGTGCAACAGGAGCTCAAGGAGCAAAAGGTGACTTAGGTGCAACAGGTGCTCAAGGAGCAAAAGGTGACTTAGGTGCAACAGGAGCTCAAGGAGCAAAAGGTGACTTAGGTACAAAAGGAGATCAAGGAGCCAAAGGTGACTTAGGTACAAAAGGAGATCAAGGAGCAACAGGAATTGGAATTGATGGAGCTCAAGGAGCTAAAGGTGACTTAGGTGCAACAGGTGCTCAAGGAGATAAAGGTGATACTGGAATTGGAACTACTGGAGCTCAAGGAGCTAAGGGTGAAATCGGTGTTACAGGTGCTCAAGGAGCTAAAGGCGAAATTGGTGTAAAAGGAGATCAAGGAGCTAAAGGTGACTTAGGTACAAAAGGAGATCAAGGTGCTCAAGGCGATTTAGGACCACAAGGTGCTCAAGGAGCAACAGGACCCGCTGGTTTATCTGGAGTTGATGGAGCGCAAGGTGCAACTGGAACTGGAACTACTGGACCAACTGGACCAACTGGACCAACTGGAACAACTGGACCGACAGGTGCTCAAGGAGCTAAAGGTGACTTAGGTACAACAGGTGCTCAAGGAGCAAAAGGTGAAGTTGGTGTAAAAGGTGCTCAAGGAGCAACCGGAGCAGGAACACCAGGACCAGGTGGAACACCAGGATCTGATGGAGCTCAAGGTGCAACTGGACCCGCTGGTGCAGGTGGAGGTGTTTCAGGTTACGTTCAACTAGTATTAGCAGCTAACATTCCAAACCCTGTTAATTTATTTTTACCAATGACACTTAGTACTGAACATGATACATTAAATAGAGTAACAAGTCCGGGTGGACAATACACTGCTATTAACATCTTATCTGGTGAAATATGGGAAGTTGAAGCGCATGTAACTTCATTTAATAACGCGCTTCAACATGGTATAACACTAGCATGGGTCACAGGAGCTGGAACATTAAACGAGGATTTTGAGCCAATTAAAACAGCTCAGATACCTGGTTTTCAAGATCATCCAGTAACATGTCATATTAGTGCTATAATAAGACCTAATGACAATCGACAATTGGCATTAATAAATTTAGTCGCATCTAGTAATTGTACAATTTTAGCACAAGATTATCCACTGGTCCAATTAGGTGGTAATAGTTTCACGAATGAAGATTGGAATGGCAAAGGAAAAGTAACTTGGTTATATGCTCATAGAATATCTTAAAATTAAAGAGATACATATTATATGAAAATTACAAAAATAGCTTCGAAAGGTTTGGATTTAATCAAATCCTTTGAAGGTTTAAAACTAAAACCATATTTATGTTCTGCCAACGTACCAACTATCGGTTACGGCAATACATTTTATGAGAACAAAGCCAAAGTCACTTTAAAGGACTCGGCTATTACAGAACAACGTGCAGTAGAACTACTAGCCTGGTCATTAAAGGGCTTTGAGCAATACGTTGATTCATATTGTATAGATACTATTACTCAAAATCAATTCGATGCGCTAGTCAGCTTCTGTTACAATCTAGGACCTGCTAACCTAAAATCAAGTACATTGCTTAAAAAAGTTAATGCTAATCCAAACGATCCAACTATTAGAGCTGAGTTTTTAAAATGGAACAAAGCTGGAGGTAGAGCACTTACAGGTCTAACCAGACGAAGAACAGCTGAAGCTAATCTTTATTTTTCATAATCCTGAAACATAGAGATCTTTGGTTGTATAATCAATATGATCTCGTAGCTCAGCTGGATAGAGCAACTGCCTTCTAAGCAGTAGGTCACAGGTTCGAATCCTGTCGGGATCACAACTAAATATAAATATAATATTAATATGGCTCGTCAAAATTTATTAATTATAGATAATTTCTATAATGATGCAGAACAGGTTAGAGAATTAGCTCTAAAACAAGATTTCTGTGTTAGGGGTAATTACCCAGGACAACGTACAGTTCCCATGACAAATGATTCTGTCAAAACACTGCTTGCAAATGCAGTTAGACCAATGGCTGGTGAAATTATTTATTGGCCGACAGAAGAAAACAGTTATAATGGAGCATTCCAATATACTACTCAAAGAGATCGTAGTTGGATTCATGCAGATCATACTACAACATGGGCTGCAGTTTGCTATTTAACACCAAATGCACCAATCACAGGAGGTACAGGTTTATTTAGACATAAAGAAACTGGACTTTTCTCGGCACCAAGATTGGCAAATGGCAAAATGGATGATATATGGATGAGCGATATTTATAAAGATTCTCAAGACATGACTAAATGGGATCTTGTTGACTTTGTCGGCAATAAATTTAATCGTTTAGTAATGTACCGTGGAGATTTATTTCATACGTCAATGGACTACTTTGGACGTGATATATACGATGGAAGATTATTCCAAACGTTCTTTTTTAGCACTGAAAGATAATAATACGGAAGGATGGCAGAGTTGGTCGATTGCGTCAGACTTGAAATCTGATGTACCCTAGCGGGTACCGTGGGTTCGAATCCTACTCCTTCCGCACTTTTTTTGAAACAAAGATAATATCTACAGTATAATAAACTCAATTAACAACTAAAACAAACAAAGATGAAAAAAGCAATTTTCGCAATCGCAGCAGTATTGACATTGGCTTTCACGGCATGTTCAACTACTCCAACAACGGAAACTACGTCAACAACTGACAGTACTACTGTTATCGTTGATTCACTTGCAGTTGACTCAGCTATCGTAGCTGATACTTTAAGCAAGTAATTATCAAGAAGGAAAAGGTCCATAGGGCCTTTTCCTTTTATTTTTAAAGAATATTGGGTGCCCACCAATTTGAGGTCCTGAGTCAATAATGGCTTTAGAGTTGTCATAACGGCAACAAGAGGATTTTAATAAAAACCAACAGGTATCATGAATAATACAACAACAGCGTTTATTACGCGAAGTAAAAGCCGTCTTAAGATCTACGGTGAAAACGTCTACATGAAAAGTGGAGAGAATTTCGAAATAGAACTTTTTAATGGTCATACAGACAATGTAATGGCTAAAATTTGGATCAATAATAAATTGATCTCAGAAAGCGGTTTAGTTCTTAAACCAGGACAACGTTACTTTTTAGAACGTTTTATCGATTCCAACAACAAATTTAAATATGAAACCTATGCAGTAGATGGTTCTGGCGATACAAGCAGAGCTATTGCAAATAATGGTTTAGTCAAAGTTGAATTTTACAAAGAAACATGTTTTAATTCGATCTTTTCAAAACCTCCTATTTTTGGAGGTTCATGGACAACATATCCAAATTGGAATCAACCATATTACCAACAACCAATTGGCGCACCGATAGGCGTACCAAATATTTGGTGTGGTAGTTCACTAACAGGTGGTACTGTAAATAATGCAAACTTAACTGTTACAAACAGTTCAAATGCTAATTTTTCTTTTACGTCAAGTGTATCTCAAGATAGTATAGAAACTGGTAGAATTGAAAAAGGTGGAGCATCAGATCAAAGTTTTGTTTCTATAAACATGAATTTTGAATCAATTCCATTTGCAACTTCAAATTGGCACATATTGCCACATTCGATCCAACCAATGGAAGTCTCTCAATTGAGAAACTACTGTGCTGGATGTGGAACAAGAGTTAAAAAACAGTCATGGAAATTCTGCCCATCGTGTGGTGAGAGTCTAGACTAAAATTCAGGTGGGCACCTAATTTTTAATATATGGCAAAGAAACAACTCAATAAAAATATAAAATAATGCAAAATACAAAAACATATATTGACATTTTAAAAGATGTTAAAAAAGAATATTTAGAAGATACTAGAAGAAATGAAAGTTGGAGATGTAAAAACATTATAACTTCAATGCCATTTTATGAAACAAAATTTTATAAAGATTATTACGATTATGCATTACATATTTATAATAAATTAAAATTTAGTAATATACTTAAATTTAATACTTGGAAATTAGCAATGATTCCAAGTACCGAAGGATTTAATAATTATGATATATGGAATAAATTTACATTTAAATTAAATGATATTATATCATCAACATGGCATATAAAACAATCACACCATTATTTTAAATATGAAGAATATACTGGAAAATCAATAAATGACTTTGATAGAATTGTTGAATTTGGCGGTGGCTGTGGTGATATGTGTAAGTTTATTAAACAAATGGGGTTTGATGGTGAATATATTATCATAGATCTTCCTGAAGTTCATGAAATACAAAAAAATAATCTTATAAGTTATTATAATATAAAATTCGAGACTAATCCAATTAAAGGGGATGAAAACAAAAGAACATTATTTATGGCAACATGGTCTATATCAGAAACAACATTAGAATTAAGAAATGAAATTATAAACACACTTCAACCAAATGAATATCTAATAGTATATCAAAGACAATTCGAAAATATTTCTAATGTTAAATGGTTTAAAGATTGGAAAGGATATAGGGAGGAATTGCCGTGGATCGTATGGGATGGCGGTAGTGAATATATTTTAAAATAATATTTTTAATATATGGCAAAGAAACAACAAGAACCATTAGAACCAGCAACAAAATTCACACGAGTTTATGTTAGTGAAGATTCAACTGCCACGTGGCATTTTGATTTAACAAAGTTTCAGAATGGCCCAATCAAGGTAGAAATAGAATACTCTAAGGAATACATAGCAAAGTTATTTCCCAAGCCGGTCAAGAAGACAAGAAAAACCAGAACAAAAGTTAAGTAATTGTTCGTAACTTTTTTAAATCCGGGTGAAAATACTTTCGTCCGGATTTTTTTATGTCAAATATTTGGTGTATATTTACAGTATAATTAAAAGAAAGAAGAATATGATTTACAAAACTCTTAAAAACATCGATTTTCAAGCAGCTCAAGAGCTTTTTTATGGCAAAGAAGTTTTAACAGCTGAAGAAGCTCAATTGGTTAAAGAATTTATGCCTAAGGCAGCTAAAGAATATTTGTTTCATAATGATTGGAACAATACTTGGTTAAACCTTAACGTTTATTCTGAGGTTGAAAAAGAAAAGCGTGACTTAGCAATAGAAATGGGATACTAATCCAATACAACCAGATTGCACCCAATTCTTTTAATCTTAGTTATTATAAGTTAACTAAGCAAAGAGACTTAAAGCGCCAGAGAGCTTCTAATGACTTCTGAAACAAAACAGCAATTTAACCATAAGATAATAAAAAGATGAGCAAAGAAATCGAAACATTTGACCAAATTTGGGATCAACACATTAAACCAATTCTTAAGAATCAAGAAGACTGGAAATCACCAATCGATGGTTTAATACCCGAAAATCAATATAATAAAATCAATGAAGTAGTTGAGTTTCTTACTGGAACTTCTTTAGAGATTACCAATACATTTAGCACAGAAGAATCTGAAACGCTATATGAAGTTAAATCGCCAGGATACTCAAAGGGTCCAGCATCAAATTTTTAAAACCATGGAAAATCATTTCGATAAACTTATTAAGATCGTAGAATCTTGTGAAACTCCAGATCAAATGAATGTTAGATTCATTAATTGGTCTTTTAGAGCCCTAGAGCACATGAAAACTCTTTTTAATGATGAAGAGTATGATAAAAAAGTAAGAACACTAGCAAAAACAATTCAAAATAGAAGTATAGAAGTATATGCACAAACGAATCATATTAGCAGGACCGGGAGCATCGGGTAAGGATCACATGAGAAAGCTATTGGAATCTAGAGGTTTCAAATACGCTGTAAGTTACACAACAAGACCACCAAGACCAGGTGAAATAGAAGGAGTCGACTATTACTTTTTAACAAAAGAACAATGTCAACAAATGAAAGATGCTGGTCTATTTTATGAAGTGATAGACTTTAATGGTTGGTCTTATGGAACTTCTTTGGCCCAATTTTATAATGATGATGTTTTTATCATGACACCTTCAGGTTTAGAACACTTAAAGACTGAAGATCGCGCGACCTCATTAGTTATGTTCTTTGACATTGAAGAATCAATAAGAATGGAACGATTAGCAGCCAGAGTAATGCCAGGACATTCAGTCGAAGCCAGATTACAAGCCGACAGAGATTTATTTGCCGGATTTACAAACTATGACGTTAGGATTTCTGATCCTAACTTTTAAAAAGAAACTTTCAAGTCGAAGGATATATAAAAAACATAATTTCTTAAAATTTTAAAAAATGAAAAAAATCGAAGATTTAAAATCACAACTAGCTGAATTAGAGGTAAAAGCTGAAGCAGCTCAAAAAGAATCATCTGAAACTTTGTATGATTTGGTATTGGAAAGTCCAAAAACCATCAAACAAATTCAAGATAGAATTAACAAAGATTACGAATGGGAGTCTCGTACTGCTGCCGTAGTTGTACATTTACATGATCGTTTGTCAGAAGAACGTAAACGTATTAGTGTAGCAGAAGCTAGTGAAGATGGCACAATTACAATCCAAATGAAAGGAATTGAATTGAATGGTCTTTACCAAGCAATGTTAAACATGAAAGGCACAGGAGTTGAAAATGCTCGTACTTTCGCAAGATTATTAACAAGTATTGGTAAACAAGTTACAGAGGCAATGCAATCTATGGCTGTTGTTAACCAAAAAGTGATGGAAATTCACAAAGAAATTTCAGAAGTTGAGAACGAGATCGCAAGAATCGAAGATGCTGAACTAGCTGAAAGATTAGAAGCTCAAGATCGCGCTAACAATCCAGTTGAGATTGAAGCAGATCAAAAAGCTTAAAACATTACTTTAAACGATGAAGAATACAAGCAAGAGCAAGAATAGATTAGAACTTTTGGACATGGTGACTGAAGCAGTTACTAGTGACCGTATATTTGAAACAATTAATTATCAGACTCAGTCTGAAGATAAAATCAAGCAATTCATGTATCCTAACATTTTATCTTCTTTTAAGAAGTTTTTAATGGAACAAAGAGGATATGACGCAAATGTAGCTGATATGAAATCCAAACAAAGTTTACTTTGGGAAGGTAACAAGAAAACTACAGTCAAAAACATGATGTTTATGGGCACTCAAAACCGACCAGACATGGTTGTTGAATTGGGTGACGTAAGAATTGCTATTGAAATTAAACGTGGAGAAACTGGTTCTGATTTAAGATCTGGCTTTGGTCAATCAATGGTTTATGCAACTGTTTATGACTTTGTATTGTATCTCTTCATCGATACCAGTAAAGACAAGAAAATCCTGAACTCAAGTACAGGTGGAAATGAAGTTGATTTCGTAGAAACAATTTGGAAGAATTGGAACATAAGATTCGCAATAGTTTAATGAGCAAAATTTTTGTAACAGGCAACTTACAGTTTGGCCGACCAAGTATTATCAAGAAGATGAAAAGACCCTTTGAGTCTCTTGAAGAGATGCACGAAGAGTTGATTAAAAAATGGAATGCGGTTGTCGCCATAAACGATACAGTGTACCATTGTGGCAACTTTGCATGGGATCCTGATACTGCAGAAACTATGTTAAACAAACTTAATGGTAACATTTATTTAATTCCAGGCGAAGATGACAATGCCATTTTAGATCTTGTTAAAAACAAAAGCGTGCCTAAGCATGCAGTTGTTATTGACACAATCAATGAAATCAGTGAATTAGAATCAGTATTGTCTTATTGGCCCATGACTGTGTGGCCTAAACAAAGTAGACGTTATTACAATGTGCATGCTTACCCAAGCAAAAAGCACTTATCAAATCACAAATCTAAAAGCCTAAATGTGGCATGTGATTTCTGGGGCTACAAGCCCATCGAATTAGAAACAGTTAAAGAGTTGGTAAATCTCAACGAAGAATTTACTGATTGATTACCAACTCTTTAACATTTATTTTCAAAAAAACTGAAAATAAATTTTTTTATGTCAAGTTTTTTGTGTATATTTACACTATAACTTAAAAACAATATGAAACAATCGGAAAAGTATTTGAATCTTATCAACGAAGATTATCAATTGGATCCAACCCATCCAGAGTATTATGGTTTTTTAAACACAAATCCTTCTGACTCTGGTGAATTTACAACGATAGCTACATATATTGCTCAGAATCCTGAAAAATATAAAGATGTCTTGAATAAGCTTAATTTAGAGATTGGGTTCAATTCATGTAAAGAAGAAATGGTCTTTGTTAGAAAATGTTCGTAACTTTTTAAAATAAAAGTGTCCGGTTTAAAAAGAATGTATTATATTAGCAGTATGAATAACCAAAATAAAAACAGCAAACGTATGAAAGTAAAAAACAATAACCTAAGCTATCGTGAATTAGCAGAAAATTTTGTAGCAACTAAATCTGAATCAGATTATGTGCAATTGTATAAAAAAGTTAAACCAGGTTTAAGATCTTATATCTTTAAAACTGTTAAGGACTCTGCTGCAGCTGAAGATATTTTGACTAATACATTGACTAAGTTGTGGACCAAGATTGATCAGTATGATCCTCAGTATCAAATTACAACATGGTTATATCGCATTGCATTCAACGAGTGTCTTGGTTGGATTCGTGAACGTAATCGTAAGTATTCTTTGGATTCTATGCAAGAATTTGGTTTAGACATTGAAGAATCAACTGGTAAACTTACAAGTAACATTTCTGATTTGATGGAAGATTACGAAATGAAATCTGAAGCTGATTATTTAGCTGAAGATGCAGAACTTGATAGAGTTTATGAATCTACTTTGATGGCAATGGATAAGTTGAAACCAATATATAAGAATATACTTGTTGATCGAATCATCAATGAAATGAAATACGAAGATTTGGCTGATAAGTATAAATTACCTTTGCAAACTATCAAAAATAGAATTCGTCGAGGTCGCTTATTGGTGATCGAGATGGTCGAAGCATAATGGAACAACCAAACAAACAAAGAAGCATGCAAATGTACCACATCATGAGCGAGGGCAATGCATTAGAAACTTGCATGACTAGTGAAACTGCTTTTAAAAAGGCAAAAGATCTTAATGCAGATAAAATTGAGTTAGTAAACATAGCATGGGATTCAACTGGAGAATCTACAATTAGTAGGCAAACCATTTGGTCAAAAAAGAAATAAATTATGGAACCAGAAAAAGACATATTCGACCAATGGGCTGAAGAACGTGAAAGTAAATCATGGATCATTAGAAAACTTGAGTTCATTCCAATGTGGTGGAGCAATGATGGCATGTATTTACATAAGACTATTTGGACTGGACTAAAGAATCTTTGGTATTGGTTTCCTATTATCTGGAAAGATCGCCATTGGGATGACCATTATATCTTTGAAGTTATGATGCACAAACTTAAAGCCCAATCTAAATATATTGGTGACAGAGATTGGCATACAAGGTCACAAAGAGATGCTGAAATTATGATGACTTGTGTTCGTCTAATGAAATTAGTTAAAGACGAGCATTACAGTTCAGAATATATGGATTATCATGAAACTAAACATTGGTTTGAACCAGTACCTGACAAAGAAGGTTATAGTTCATGGGAGTCAAGACAACTTAAAGAAAACTTTGATGACTTCTTTAAGAAACATCCATCAGCTTATAAAAAGGTTTTAGCAGATGAAAAACTACAGATCTTTGGAATAGAACCAAGAGATGGTGAAACTGAAACTGATGCTAAACAAAGAATCGCAATGAATATTGGTCACTATAATCATAACAGAGCAAGAAAATTACTCTTTAAATTGATGGAAGAAAACATCGAAAAATGGTGGGACTAAAATTTGATTCAGCTGAGTTATATATGTTACGCATCAACGCGCATAAAATAACAAAAGTTCAATCAGATGGCAAAAGCAAAAACCGGGGCTGCTTCTACAGGATTTAGAGCAACCACAAAAACAACAAGACCAGGAGTTCACTCTAAAAAGAAAAATTCTTCACACAAAAGAAGTAAGAATTATCGTAAGAAGAACAGAGGTCAAGGAAAATAATTTAGAAAAAGTTTAAAAAACGTTGAAACAAACGATTCGACAGATATATAATCCTCAAACAACAATAAAACACAAGATGAAACGCATAGATTTACATAAGAATTATCTACAAGTGATTAGCTGGGCATTTATACCGGGAACTAGTCATGGGCGTGCTTTATCTGTGAGTTGATAAGAAATTATTTAAACTTAAAGTTAAAACCCAAGCCCTCAAAAAGCTTGGGTTTTTTATTGGCCCTAAATGGTGCGGTAGCTCAGATGGTAGAGCACAGGACTGAAAATCCTGGTGTCGGCGGTTCGATCCCGCCCCGCACCACCAGAATAAATGTTCTTTGACATATTGGTAAATTTGTATAAGTTGATCTTGGAGGTCAGTAGGTCTGCAAAATCTACGGAGTTGGTTCGATTCCAACCTTATACTCAATGTCCTGTACCCTTGAGAAACTCGTATCAAGTTAGTATGATTGACTGTGGATAAGCAGGACAGCACGAAATAAAGGGGTAAGAGAATAAGTGCACTATCGGGATGTGGACTAATTGGCTAAGTCGCCACTTTTGGGAAGTGGACATCATCCAGGTTCGAGTCCTGGTATCCCGACAAAAATGTTCGTAACTTCTGAAAAATAGTTGCAAATAAATTTTTTATTGTCAAGTATTTCGTTTATATTTACTGTATAATTAAAAACAAAAGATCTTTGACATATTGGTAAAATAATCATAAGCCCATTGGTTGGGAGCACCCCTCAAGGTTGAATCTTTGGATTCTTTATTGTAAAGCTGGAATTGGTTCGAATCCAATTATGATTACAAACAGTCAGTCTTCAGAATGGTATCTGTATGACTACATGATAAACCACAAGGCTCAGAAAGTCAATCTTGTGGCTGTAGGTTCGAATCCTACACTGACTACAAAGTCCAGGAGTAATTAACTTGGTACCTGAGGTGTTCGAAAACCTCGATTGATTATGGTGTAAAGGTGCACAGCAGAACGTAATAGGGACGCAAGATTAAGGTTCAATTCCTTTTTAGTCAGCAATTTGGATCGGTTGAGCAATTGGTTGGCTCAGCGGACTGTAAATCCGCCCTCTTACGAGCATGTAGGTTCGAGTCCTACCCGGTCCACCAAGAAAGTTGATTGGGGAATAGTATACTGTAACCTGATGATGGAGGTGGTATATAAGAGTTTGGAATCATCTTAGTAATGCCAATCGTAAAAACAGATGTCCACTGAACCATCTTCTGTTTTCTTTCTTTTTACACGTTTGTGGTGCAATGGTAGCATACCGGTCTCCAAAACCGTTGATGGGGGTTCGAATCCCTCCAAGCGTGCAAATGGTCCTTTAGCTCAGTTGGTTAGAGCGCCGCACTCATAATGCGAGGGTCACAGGTTCAAATCCTGTAGGGACCACCAACATAGTTTATTAGTTCAATGGATAGAACACTTGACTACGGATCAAGAGATAAGGGTTCGAATCCTTTATAAACTACTAAATTGCGATATGGTAGAGTTGGTTTCTTACGATGCTCTCATAAGGCATAGACACTGGTTCGAGTCCAGTTGTCGCAACAAAAATTTGATCTCGTAGCTCAGTTGGCTAGAGCACCTCACTTTTAATGAGGGAGTCAAGGGTTCGAGTCCCTTCGGGATCACAAACTTCATTTATAATACTACGATCTCTCAGTTAAAAGCTGTCGTAGAGTAAAGTTATAGTCCGACATGGCTATTGGTTATAATGAAGTATTTGCTCTCTTAGCTCAGTTGGTTTAGAGCGCTGCCCTTACAAGGCAGATGTCGTAGGTTCGAATCCTACAGAGAGCACTCGCCGCACAAAGTGTGGAGGAACTGGCCAGAGATTTATTCTTGCAAACTCGATGCCGAAAGTCGAGCTGCCCATCTACGGGATGGGCTTTATGGTGGATGTAGCTCAATCGGGAGAGCGTTGGTTTGTGGAACCAAAGGTAGTGGGATCGAAACCCATCATTCACCCAAATGGAAGATTGTCAGAGTGGTCTATCGTATCTCTTTGCTAAAGAGATGGTCGCGAAAGCGGCCCAGAGGTTCGAATCCTTTATCTTCCGCTTAATTTTGATAAATAATAAATGAAGTTTTGAAACATACAAGCTTTGGTCTGTATAACTAACATAACGTTCTTAAAATTATAAACGAATTAAAATGCACTCGTGGTGAAATAGGTAGACACGAGGGACTTAAAATCCCTTGGCCAGTGATGGTCGTGCCGGTTCGATTCCGGCCGAGTGTACAAAAAGTATGGCAAAAGCATTAGTTACAGGTGGAGCAGGTTTTATTGGATCTAATTTGGTCGACTTCTTATTAAAGGAAGGACACGAAGTTGAGGTTTGGGATGACTTATCCACTGGTAAACTTGAAAGACTTTCTAAAGAAGTAGAATTCAAAAGATTAGACTTAACTAGAGATGTTCTACCAGATATTGAAGTTGATTGGGTATTTCACTTAGCAGCACCAGTATCTGTTCAAGAATCTTTGGAAAATCCATCTAAATATATGTATGGTTGTTTTGGTACAACTTATAGAATGTTAGATTGGTCTAGAAGAAATAGTGCTAAGAGCTTTACGTTAGCATCGACCGCTGCTGTGTATGGAGAAACAGAACAAATACCTGTTAAAGAAACAGATGAATTGAATCCTATTTCTCCATACGCTGAATGGAAATTAAAAGCTGAAGATTGTTTAAGCATGTACAAATCATATTTTACATGTACAGCACTCAGATTCTTTAATGTCTATGGCAACGGTCAAAGTAGCACTGGAAGTTATGCTCCAGCTGTTGCAAGATTTTTAGATCAATATAGATCTGAACAACCAATAACAGTGACAGGTTCTGGCTTACAAACCAGAGATTATGTCAATGTTAATGATATATGTTCAGCACTATATGAATCTGGAAAAAGAATTGGACCATTCTTAATAATGAATGTTGGATCAGGCAAAGAAATAGCTATCTTAGACATAGCAAAAGCCTTTGAAACAAATATAACATTCATTGATAAAAGAAAAGAACCAATGAGATCTGGAGCTGATATTACTTTAATTAAAAGTAAATTAGCATGGAGACCAAAGGAAAATATCTTTGAATGGATCAAACATAATTTAGATCTTTGACATATTGGTAAAATAAAGAAATTAGGATGCATACAGCAAATTTAAAAACTTTTATTGGAAAAAGCAAAACTGCATCCTGTTAAATAGACACTTAGCTCAATTGGTTAGAGCATTCGCCTGATACGCGAAAGGTTACAAGTTCGATTCTTGTAGTGTCTACGCAGAAATCCAACACAACGACGACTTGCAAACAAAGTATTCTAGTGATAGAAGCAGTCATCCAAGTATGATTTGGAACGTGCACTGGTAGGCAACCAACCTATATTATGATACGAGCTAATACTTGTGGATTAAAGGTGACGATCAGGAAAGACTGATAATTTTGGTCTCATAGTTAATCGGCTATAATATTGCCCTGTCACGGCAAAGTGCCGGGTTCGATTCCCGGTGGGACCGCAAACGATTGTTGTTCTTTGACATACTAAAAAATAAAAATTAAAAAATATGGATACAATATCATTTATTTTAGGAATGTCCTCGGTGGTGGTTATCGCAATTGCGGTGGTTGCTGTCACAGGATTTTTTAAGGTCAGAAATGTTGAGAAACAATTCAATAACTACGAACAAAACTTTATGGTTGAGTTTGATAGTAGAACAAAAGAAATTCACGATAATATAAATTATGTAAATAATGATTTAAATCGTAGAATTGATGAAGAAGGCAATGAATTAAATCGTAGAATTGATAACACAGAAAGAGAAATCTTTTCCCAATTAGATTCTCGATTAGATAAATTGGAAACTAAATTGACAGACACAATTAAAAACGGTTGTGATCCTGTTAAAAATAATTAACGAGTCATAAGACATAATAAATAAATCGTTAAAGACAATAATCGTTATTACCCTTTCGTCTAATGGCAGGACAGCTGGTTTTGGTCCAGCTAATCGAGGTTCGAGTCCTTGAGGGGTAACCAAACATAGCGGGTTGGTAGAAGTGGTATCTCGCGAGCCTCATAAGCTCGAGGTCGGGGGTTCGAATCCCTCACCCGCAACCAAATGAAGTGTAGCTCAGTGACATTAATGAGAGCAAGTCGTAAAAGACCGTGACGGTAGGTTGAATTCCTCCCACTTCATATTTGGTCCCATCGTCTATCGGTTAGGACATCAGGTTTTCATCCTGAAAAGTCGGGTTCGACTCCCGGTGGGACTACTAAGAATAACTGTCACTCCATTCAATGTGATGTCGACAATCACGAATGGATCAAAGTGTTCATCACCCTCAGCCTAGGCCTAGAGAAAACTCTAATGAAGCTGTTAAGATTGGAGCGAGACGGGTACTCCAAAGTTATTCTTAAATGGGGAATTAGCTCAGCTGGCTAGAGCGCCTGCCTTGCACGCAGGAGGTCATCGGTTCGACTCCGATATTCTCCACTATTGATGATGAAATAGTAATTAAACGAGTATCCAGAGGGAACACTGCCAGAATCCCACAACAGATAGGACGGAGAAAAGTTAATGAAAGACAATGGCGCATCGGGAACTCACACAGGCCGCAATCTGTAATCGAGTATGAAGAGTACATACCAATAGCTCTCTTTATCCCGCAATGGTAAGAAAAATGGTCGACTCATCAATAAATTCCTCGGTAGCTCAGCGGTAGAGCACGCGACTGTTAATCGTGTGGTCGTAGGTTCAAATCCTACCCGGGGAGCAACTTAAAACCGATTCGGGTTCGACGTAAAATGGATCCTGCGCCTTGAAATATAGACAAAACGTCATTAAATATCCATCATTGAAGGTGTCATCGGTGACCTTCTAATTGCGAATATCGTATAATGGCTTATTACTCCAGCCTTCCAAGTTGGAGATCTCAGTTCGATTCTGAGTATTCGCTCCAAATTTTACCAATATGTAAATAAATGCCTGAGTGGTGGAATTGGTAGTCACGCCAGATTTAGGATCTGGTGCCGAAAGGCGTGTCGGTTCGAGTCCGACCTTGGGTACAAAAATAATAGATATATAAGCCAATATGTCAAAGTTAAAATCATTTTCTGAATTCGCTGGATTTAAAGAAGTCGATGCTCTTGGTTACGGCAACGAAGCTAAGAAACATCGCTTAACATATTCCAAAGAAAAACCAGTTATCATTAAGATGACCAAAGAAAATGGTGTCTATGAACAACTCTTACACTTTCAAAATCCAAGAAATTCAAGTCAAGAAACTCTTTCTGAAATAGAAGAAAATATATCTTTGCAAAAAGAATTAAGCGATTCAGAAATTGAGTTTATTAAAAGAGCTGAAACTGACATGTTACTTTTAATCAATGAAAGATTAATTGAACTAGGTGGAACTGATGAGATGCTTCTTCTACAAGCAGTAACTGCATTTACAGATCCTTTGCTTTATAAGTTAAAACATTTTTATAATAGACCAAGACCTGCTCAATTAGCAAGAGCATTAGATTTAGAATTGTATCCTGTAATTCCTACTAATGCCTCAAGTGCAGCTTATCCAAGTGGACATGCTCTTGATTCATATACATGTGGTTGGATCATTGGTCAAAAATATCCTGAATTAGCTGATCAAATTTCAACTTTTTGTGAAGAAGTAGCTTTTACCAGAATTCAGGCTGGTGTACACTACAGATCTGATGCTGATTTTTCTAAAATCATCTTTGATAAATTAGTAGAATCACAGACAATAACCTTGGATTATTTTTTATTGTAAGCCAAAAGCCCAATTCGCTTCATTATAAGAAGTCCAATAGCCATTAGCGTTTAATTCAGTTTTGGCAGTTGCTGCGTTAGCTGGACTAACTGTTACTAGAGTTTGTGCTAATTGTAAAAAAGCTGTATCATTCTTTGCACATCTTAAAAACTTGATATTGGCATTCTTGTTACCAAGAAAGTTAAAGCCATTTGGAACACTGTATTTTGAATTACTTTCAATAGTCATAACACCGTTTTGAGCTGGAGATAAACCAGGATATATCGCAGCGCCACCTGCGTCTATGCCAAATAAGTTTAAACCACCTGCACCTGCTGGAGATGCAGTTGGTGAATTATTCCAATTGCCACCATTTACTCTAATCCAACATGCATCATCTGTGGGTGATATTGCCATATCAATAATATCTCCATTTACCCAAGTTGGAGTACCTGACGACATGCCTAGGCCCGCGAATTGAATTGCGTTGGCATGCCAAAAGTTTCCATTACTAGAAAATCCAATACTAGCTGTATTATTTCCTAGAGGACTATTAGTCTTTGTTCCATCATTACCAATACCAATATAAGACAATCCAGTTCCGGAAGTACATTTGACACTAAACATTATTGATGATCCATCAAGTGGGCTTAATGTAAGCACTGATTGAATTACTGTGGTTCCTTGAGTAGCTGTTGTATTAGAATTACTTAATGTAATATTACTACCCATTACATTTGGATCTAAATAAAGATTATCGACTGGAAATTGAGTAGGTTGATTATTATTGGTATTATATACAGCAATGATATATCCTGGAACTTCATCTGGACCAGCATACCAATCTAATCCACCTAAGCCATCGTAATTTTGATTATCCACACCGATAACGATATTTCCCACTACAGATGTTCCAATAGGAGGACTTCCAGGATTTTGTGTGATTGCAAAGGGTCTAAATTGTGCCATTTAATATGATTATTTTCTTCTATATATTCAAAAAGATATATAGAAAAACAAAGTACATCTACCGTGGAATTATTAACTTACGAATCATTTATAAACAGTTCTAAGATCGTTGAATCTAGAAGACAACTACTAATAAACATCTTTAATCAATTTGAAGATATTAAGCCGATTATGAACGAGGCTATTGCTATCATAGAACTTGGATCTTTAGACGAGGCTTTCGAAGGAGAAATCAATGAAGAAAGCATCATGGCTAAAATGAAAGATAAATTAGCTCAAGCTGTTGCTGTTGCAAAAGAAAAAGGCAAAGAAGCCTTGACTGGAGCTCAACAAAAAATTATTCAATTAGGTGGAAGTATTGGTAGTGTTATTAAATTAATGATTGGTAAATTAAAAGAATGGATTTCAGCTGCATTTACAGCTGCTAAAGGATTTTATGCCAAAGCTGCTCAAGCTAAATCAGCTGATATTAAGGATATGGTTAGTAAAGCAAGCGATGATACAAAGAATTTAATGATTAAAGAAATAGGACATTTAAAAACAGTTACTTCTTCTACTGCTTCATGGGTAATGAGTGGATTTTCTAAAGATGCAACTAAAGCTGCGGCTGAAGCTGCTAAAGAAGATGTTAAAGAATCATTTGAATTGGTAATTTTAGAATCTATTAATGAAGCTGTTTTATCAGGTGAATTGGACTTTACAGATCTTTTAGAATCTGATGGTCACAGTGCTGGAATTCCGTTTGTTAGTGCTATTGCACATAAAATGCACCATATTCCTCCATTTAATCTATTAGACAAAGTAAAACAAGGAGCTGAGAAAGTTGCCTCCGGAGTTTTAAATAAACTTTCATATTATGCAACTGAATTAGCAGGTGCTCCAGGCCCATTTAAATTTGTTGCTCTGGCCGCCATTATTGGTATTATAGCTGAAGTACAGTTTAAAGGTATTGCAAAACATGCAGTTTTACACGCTGTTCCTGGATTAGGTTTAATGGCTTCTATTATATCTAACGTTGCAATGGCATTAGCCGTTGTTGGTATTGTTGAAGCGCTTATCGCTAAAAAAGATGGCGATGAAGAAGGTCACGACAAAGCTGAAGCCTAACTGAAACATTATTTTATTAGGGAGTATAACTCTAAAATAAAATTACATGGACTCAAAAGAATTTCTTTACAATTATCTAAACGCATTTTCACCAGTTGGTCAAGAGACCGAAGGACAGAAAATTTGGGCAGATTATATTAGACCATTTGCCGATCAAGTAAAAGTCGATGCTTATGGTACTGCTTATGGCATCTTAAAAGGCAGCACAGCTGACCAAGATTTATCGCACAGATACGCTGAGCCATATCGAGTAGTTTTAGAAGCACATTGTGATGAAATTGCATGGATCATTACTCAAATCGAAAAAGACGGTTACGTTCGAGTTAAAAGAGCTGGTGGATCTGATAATATGATCGCAGCTTCAAAATCTGTGATCGTACATACTCATAAAGGTCAAAAAGTTAAAGCATTCTTTGGTTCTCCAGCAGTTCATGTTAGAGAAAAATACACCGAAATGGGACCAGATCAGCATGAATTATGGTTGGATTTTGGAGTTGATTCAGCTGACAAAGTAAAAGAACTTGGAGTTGAAGTTGGCTGTATGGTTACTTTTGACGATCAGTTTAGTGAGTTAGGTGACTATTATGTTGGTCGTTCATTGGATAATAAGATTGGTGGTTATATCATCGCTGAAGCTCTTTTACGCATTTCAAAAATGAATCATCGTTTACCATTTGACTTATATGTAGTTAACTCAGTCCAAGAAGAGGTTGGCTTATTTGGAGCTCGTATGATTGCTCAAACTATCAAAGCTGATATTGCATTAGTACATGATGTTTGTCACAATACGAATCATCCAATGATGAATAAAGCCAAAGATGGCGATATTGAAGGTGGCAAAGGACCTTGTGTTGAATATACTGCACAAAACCATCGCAAACTGATCAAACTTTATCGCGATACAGCCCATGATCTTGAGATACCACTTCAATTAACAGTTGGATCTTATGGAAATGATACAGTTTCTTTCTTCTTAGAGAATACTCCGACTGCAATTTTAGCAACACCATTGAAATACATGCACACAACGGTTGAAATGGCACATAAAGATGACGTTGAAAACGCTATTACACTATTTGTCAATACTTTATTAAACCTAACGGTTTATGAAATCGAATCTATAAAAAATCCTAGAATCTAATGGAAACCTACATTATTGTAAAAAACATCACAACTGAAACTGGCACACTTCCAGTCCTAATTCTAGATGGTCACTCTGAAATATTAGAATTTGACGATTTAGAAAAAGCTGAAGATACCAGGCAAATGCTACAAGAAAATAGTGATTCAGGTCATGTTTATACGATCAGAACTATCAAATGAAACAATTCCAAACAGCTTCGTATAAAATCTGTAACTTAAAAAATAAAGTATGACCGTTTACCATTCATTTAAGAGATTATCACAGAAGTTGGCAATTAGAATGCATAGGGCTATGGATCCTGCACAGCACACTCAGCCAACAGAGTTTGAATTTGAAACTTTAGCAATTTGCAGATCACTAATTAATAGATCTAATTCAGAATTGTTAATTTCACCATTATCTGGTAAAAGATTTATCAAAAATTCAGATTCACAAATCTACTTTATTATTCAAGATGGCATGGTTGATATTATTAATCACACTTATTCTTATAATGTCAAAATTACTTTAAAGGCTTATCAGCGTTTGGTTAATGCCTTTGATATGGAAGTAGAATCTCGTCGCCAAGAAATGGAAGATGAGATCAGATCAAATGTAAAGCATTCATTAAAAACCATTTTTCAAACACTTTCAAATGAAGCAATCTAAACTGCTATTCCTAGGAGGCGCATTTACCATATTATTAATTGTTGGCTTTTGTGGCATGATTATTTGGGCATTTATTACTAAAAGCGATAATGTACCATTTCAATCAGTCAAAGAAAAGAAAGATTCAGTAGCAATTGAGATCAAAGAAGTAAAAGTGCCAGTTTATGTTCATGACACAGTTACAATTAAAATTCCATGTCGTAAACAACACTGTGAAATAAAAACAGACACTGCACAATAATTTTGAAACAAAAAAGAAAACAAATATATAATTAACAATGGAAAACTACAACAAAATCATCGCAGTTCTAGAAGAAGCTAGAGCAGATGCAGAAAAATTCTTTGAAAAAGGAAATAAAGCAGCTGGCACACGTGTTCGTAAAGCAATGCAAGATGTTAAAGCATTAGCACAAGCAGTACGCACAGAAGTTTCTGAAAAGAACAAAGAAGCGTAAAACGCATTAAAGGTTTCTTACAGCAATAAAACAGCATATAGAACCGGTACATTGTAGGTTCGAGTCCTACCTCTTATCGAAAGATAATTGTGGCGAAATTGGTAAACGCGCTGGTAAGCAAAAACAGAAACCTGACCTTATTGGGATACCTACAGCAACTACACAAAACTTCAATCTATAATGAACCAAAATGTGTATCCCGTTATTTTGCCTCCTTAGCTCAGCTGGTAGAGCAACTGATTTGTAATCAGTAGGTCGCTGGTTCGATCCCGGCAGGAGGCTCACCTAACTTTTTTACCTTTTACATAGATATATAGTTTATGGAAAAGTTAAAAAAGAAACAAGCCACTAGAAGAAAATATCATTACATTTATAAAACAATCTGTATCATTACAAATAAATTTTATATTGGAATGCACTCAACTGACAACTTAGAAGATGGTTATATTGGTTCAGGTAAAAGACTTTGGTACTCAATAAACAAATACGGCAAAGAAAATCATACTTGTGAGATATTAGAGTTCTTAGAATCAAGAGAACTTTTAAAAGAAAAAGAAAAACAATTAGTTAATCAGGATCTTTTAAATGATTCAATGTGTATGAATCTTGCAATTGGTGGAGAAGGAGGCCATGGCTCTAAATTTTTAACTAAAGAACAATTAGCAAAAGGCGGTAAAAATTCTATGGCTATTATAAAATTACTTAGAGAAACTGATCCAGAATATGCTAAAATAAATAGTAAGTCTATATCAAAGTCATATTATAAGGCGATTGAAGAGGGAAGAAGAATACCAAAAGCTTGGGGTAATTGGACTGGTAGGAAACACAAATTAGAAACTATTGAAAAATTAAAAGGTCATAGTCATCAAGTTGGTTTAAATAATTCCCAATATGGAAAATGTTGGATAACAAATGGAATTGAAAGCCAAAAGATTTACAAAGGCGATTCTATTCCAGAAGGCTGGAAATTAGGTCGTAAACAAATTTTGAAACAAAATAAAAACAATTAATATAACTATTATGAACAAAGAACAATTTTTAGGATTTTTACGTCACACTTTAACTGTATTAGGTGGTGTATTAGTAGCAAGAGGTTATATGGATGATTCAATGTTAGCTGAAGGTGCAGGTATTATTACTGCTCTTGTAGGTTTTATTTGGTCAGCAGCTTCTAAGAAAACAGTATAATTATATGGTGTCTCGGTACGCTCTGACGAAAGTTAACGACGAGGTCTCGGTTGGCAGACGGCCTCTGATCCAACCCACATTGCGAAAGTAGCTCAGCTGGTAGAGCTCCAGTTTACCAAACTGGAGGTCGCGGGTTCGAATCCCGTCTTTCGCTCCACTTTTAATTCAAAACAAAATGACTGAAAACGAAATTTTCAAATTCGGTGAGATTCAATATCTAACAGGACGCTTAGATGAACTTTACTACAAAGCATTACCAAATGTCTTAGATCTACATGGTAACAGAGGTATTGATGCCAGAATCGGTAAATACTTAGATAAGTTAAAATCAGTTGATGAGACAGCTTATTATCTTTACATGGTCGAGCATACTAATAGATCTCATGCCAGAACCAAAAGTCAAAAAGTAATTAAGAATATTTTAACTGAAGTTTTGGATCACGTGTCAGATGAGCCCTTAAAAGAAAAGATTCAAAGACATTTACATAAATACAGAAATGTATAAGATAATTTTAATGTTTTGTGCAGTTTTCATGGTGTTGGTATTTGTAATGGAATATCCAACATGGAGACGAGCAAAAAGAAAAGCCAAAAGAAAAGCAGAACGAGAGAGAAATAAATAAGTCATGAAGAAACTATTATTGATAGCACTGCTATTAATTACAAATTTAACATACGCACAACACAGAAGAGACTCAGTTAGAATTAAGACTGATATTTTTGAAGTAGTTTATTCAGAAGTTTTAGAACAACCAAGATGGATTCAATATTATGTTGAATGTCCAGATGGAACAGCCCCAAGATCTGGCTTAGAATTTAGATCTTATCCCAAAGTTAAAACATCTGATGATTCAGATTACGTAAATAATGTTTACGACAAAGGTCACATGGCACCAGCTGCCGATTTTGCATGTGATAGGTTTACAATAGCCAAAACATTTACTTATATCAATTGTGCTCTGCAACACCAAGATTTAAACAGAGGTGTTTGGAAAAACTTAGAAGTTTTCGAAAGAAATTTAGCTTTACGTGGCATAAAGGTAAAAGTTACTATTAAAGTTGATTTTACCAATGCAAAGAAATTATCCACAGGAGCCACAATCCCAACAGGCTTTTGGAAAATGATAGAAGCAGACGGAAAGGTTTATGAATTTTACTTTCTAAACGTAACTCCTACAAAATCAGATTTCATGTTATATCAAACTAATTGCTGTAAATAATGCAATCAAATACAAACCAAAATCGAGTACTACATATTGTAACTCGATGCAGTAGAATAAACAATATCATAACAGTTGGTCAATCTATTCCAGTAAAAGATGATGGAATACAATGGCATATTATCTTTGATGCAAACGTCTTAAAAGATGTTAGTACTGAGATTCTTAGCACATTGCAACGAGATTATAATGCTAAATTATACTTTGAATATTCTCAAAATGATTATCTTTACACAAGAATGAATAATGTCATTATTGATAATATCAAAGATGGTTGGGTATATTCTTTAGATGATGACAATATTTTACACCAAGAGCTGTTTGACAATTTTAAATTAAATTTAGATTTTTGTGAACAGTCTAACTTATTTGCAATGATTTTTAATCAAGATGTTTCATACAAAGATTGGACAGATCTTGATGTTAGGTTTGCAAAACCAGAGAATATGCGAGTTACTAAAATTGATCTAGCCCAATTTATTTTACACAGAACTGTCTTTAATAATTTTGAGTTTGAAGCTAGATATGATGCAGATGGTCGATTTATAGAGAGACTGTACGAAAACAACCCAGATAGATTTTTATTCATAGACAAGATTCTATCATACTATAATTATTTATAAATGATGCAATTATTAAACACACACCCTATTAAGAAGTCCGATTTGGGCTTTCATGGCAATTTATTTGGTGGTAAACTAATGAGCTGGATTGATTCAGCTGCAGCTTCTTATGCCATGGAATATTGTCACAATAGAAGAATGGTTACTGTTAGAATCGATGAATGCATCTTTAAAAAACCAGCAAAAGAAGGCAGTTTATTAAAGATCTACGGCCGAATGGAAAAGATTGGCACTACAAGTTGTGAACTTTACATGGAAGCCAGATCATTTAATGTTTACACTCATGGTGAAGAGGTGATTCTTGAAACTAATATTACATTTGTTCGTATAGATGAAGATGGCAATCCAATTCCAATCAGTGACAAAGTAAAAAAGCAGTTTAATGAAACAAAAGTAAAGAATGATATATAAATATCAAAGAAAACGTTCTTAAAGATATTGGACCCAAGGTATACGCTGCACCGATATAAAGTATAATAACAGAGTTGAATACGCAGTCACACAAAGTTATACCTTGCCTACAAGTTTGGAGCAACCTGAGTTTAGCGACTCAGATATGGCCGCGGTAATGATAGAGTAAAGGTAATTTAGTCGACCTCTACAGGCTTAGTCCCTCTGTACACCACTATCATCGTGCATCATGCTGTGAAGAGATGCTTTATAATGGGTAAGTGCTGAGCTTCAAACTTTTTTATTTTAAAGAACATTAAACGAAAATAATATGTATTGGTATAAACTGTATAAAGAAATAAGATTGTGGTATATTTTCCGCAAAGTAGCCAAAGCTAATGAAGAATTCTTAGCTAATAACAATTTGCGAGTTGATTGGATCGGTAGGATCTATACCGTTCTTAATATGCCACCAGAAGTTTTGGCTTCTCCTGAAATAGCTCAAGAAGGTTGGGTATTTCAACAACTTCCAAAAATGACCAAAGTTTTAATGGAAATGGGTATTGCTGAAGCAGCCTTTCCTTCTATGGAAAAAATAGAAGGCACTGATGGCTTTTTAGTTGTCTTATGGCCAGAATTCGATAGACTTTCTTTTTGGTCTATTCTAGGTCACACTGTTTTGACTACAGTTATCATCATCCTTGCAAAATTAGGATTTAACTTAGCTGCCAATCATTGGGAAGCTATTAGTCAAATGTGTTCTAACACCTGGAATTACATTTTTTAATGCAAACAATTAATAGAAGAGAAATTGGTGGCTTAAGGTTTTATGAAGTCTCAGACGACAATAAAATCATTGGCTTATTTCCATCTATCACAACTGTATTAGGTCAAACAAAAGACCAATCAGGT